TCAGAGGGCTTCCCTGCCTCTTTGACTGTACAGCCTTTGCGTCATTTCCAGCACATCACTGTAAGGCGGGGTCTGAAACACGCGCAGGGTCAGCAGGATTTCTGCAGCCTTCGCAATGCCGGCCGGCGTAGGCCCGACTTCGGCTTCCGGTTCCATGAACTCCGAGTGGCGCGGTGTCACCAAATCCTCGCCCTCCAGAACGCGCCACACCCTGATCGGCCCCGCTTCATAATCGAGCGCAATCTCAATGGCCTGACCCAGAGCGTGTGCTTCATGCATGTCATGAGGGACGCGCGAGGCAAGATCGGGGGCAACCGCGAACGAAATCCTATTCCCATGATTGAAGGACAACCCGCGCCGGAAGCGGGCAATAATCCTTGACCGATCCTTCGAAACGATGGGATCACCTGCCACGATGTTGAGCATCCTTTACCTCCAAGCCTTTCCCTGACCCGACCCTGCCTGAACGCCAGCCGTTGACAAGGGCCTTCAAAAAAGGGCCCCGGCGCGATGCCGGGGCCCAGGTCCAACAGGGAGGATGCCGCCGTGTCGCCCCGGCGGCCGGGCGTTCACGCTGTGATGTGGCGAACGGCGCGCATCACCGCGTCTTCGGCGTGGGTATTGGCCAGCGAGAGGTCGCGGGAGCCGAAACGATCGCCGCCGAGTTCGGTGCCCCCAATTTCGTGCAGCTTGGCGATGAAGGCCGCGCCTAGGTCCTTGACCTCCTGCATCTGCGCCTTCTCCGCATCGGACAGGGTGCGATCGGTATGCCTCACGGCATTGTTCACCGTGCGCTGGTCGCTGGTGCTGTCGATCCGTTCCGTCATGATCTTTCCTTCCGGGGTTAGTCTGCCGCCGCGTGGCCAGCAGTTCATGGTGCAGTAGGGCGTGGTGTCGCCCTTGAGCGTCGTGCAGTCGTCGCAGGCAGGGTCTCCGATACCAAAGAACATCAGAGCCCCAGATCTCGGGCGATCAGCCCGAAGTAGAGGCAGGCAAGCACGGCTTCGCCACCGTCATCTGCCTGCTTCTGGACCGAGGCGGGGCCGTGCCCGAGCGCGGGCGTTTCCATCGCCCCGGCTCCGCTTCCGCAGACCGGGCACTTGCCGTTCGGGTTGTTCGGCCGTTCGTTCCGGCTCCACCGGCCGACATGGTAGATGCCGCATTCGCAGCTGATGCCGTAGGTGTCTGGGTCGGCTTCATCGAGTGCGGCCCAGAAAGCATCGTCGCCCATCATGGCTAGGCTGAGCGGGTCAGTCATGGTTGCACCGCGTCCAAAGCAAGCGCCTTGAACTCCCAGAAGTAGCGGATCGGAAAGGTTCCCTCGTCGCGGGCACGCATGAAATCTTTCCCGACGTGGCATCGCCGCCCGGCGGCGTCGATGCAGCAGGGGGGGAGCAGCTCCCCGACGCTGCCGTGTACATTTCCAAGGGCGCGCGCCGCGTGGTTCACCCAGTCTTCGAAGCTGTCAAACTGCCCCGCCCAATCCGGGGCGTAGTCTTCCAGCGGAGTGGGGTCGATCCACGGGCGTGGTCTGTTCGCGCTCATCACCCTTCCTCTCTGCAGCAGGGGCACAGGCGTTCGCCGGGGCCGGTGGAGCGCATGTCGGCGCCGCAGGAGAGGCAGGCGATCAGGCGCGAGGGGCGCAGGCGGCGTTCGACGCCGCGCAGGGCGGCGACGGCGTTCTGGTGGGCGGTGTAGGGGCCGGCGACCTCGACCCCGTTGGCCAGGATGCACCAGCTGCGCCCGGCGCCGCGAATGTCCAGGGCGGGAGTGGTCATCAGTGCACCTGTGCGGCGGGGGGCGCGGCAACCTGCACGGCCCGCGCGCCAAATGCCTCGGCGACGGCCTCGACAGCGACCCTGAGACAGCCGGGGCAGGTGCAGCCCAAGGTGCGGGCCTCCATGAATCCCTCCCCGTTCTTGTCCTTGATCCTAAGAACGAGGGTCGCGCCGATGACTTTCTGCGCGTCCGGGCATCCGCCCATGATGGCGCCGGTGAGCGGGCTTAGGTGGTCGAACGCCTCACCTAAGAGCCGTTCCATCCGGGCCCGCTTTCGTTTGCTGCTCATGCCTTCTTTCCTTTCGGGCGTTGCACCGCGGTGACGGCGCGGAGGGTGGTGGCGGCCTGGGCGGCCATGTAGACCTCGCGCAGGCGCGAGTTGTCGGCGGCGGTGTTGCCGATCGTGTCGGCCACATCGGCATCGGAGGCGCCGCCCTGGCGCGAGAGGTGGCCGAAGGTGCGGCGCAGGTCGCGCCATTGCAGGGTGGCGACCGAGGGCACGGCCTTTGCGGCCCGGGCGCGGACCGCCGCCCACCGTTTGCCGAACAGGTCCAGGTCATAGGCGCGGCCGGTGGCCTCGTCCTGGATCAGCGGGCCGTCGGTTTCGGCGGCGCGCAGCAGGGCGGCGCGCAGGACGGGCTCGACCTCGGGGTGGATGGCCACCGCGCCCTCGTTCCCGCGCTTGGAGCGGGTCAGCGTCCAGAGCCAGGTGGGCTGCAGTTTGGCGTGGCCGGGCCGCGGCAGGTGTTTCAGCAGGAAGTCTTCGGGCCGGGCCAGCAGGATATCGGTCTGGCGCTGGCCGCTGAACACGGCGATCAGGAAGGCCAGCTTCACGCCGCCGAGGCCAAGGGCATCGCAGGCGGCGATGCAGGCGTCCAGTTCGGCCCAGGTGCCGATGCGGGCGCGGCCGGCGGGCACCACCATGCGCAGGTCGCGGCAGGGGTTGGAGCCGCGCGGCCGCCAGCCCCGCCGTTCGGCGTGCAGGAAGAGGGTGGCGAACATCTGGACGATGGCGCGGGCACGGAAGGGACCCTTGGCGGCCAGCAGGCTTTCGTACCAGGTGTCGATGGTGGGCGCGTCGAAGATCGCCACGGGTTCAGCGCCCCATTTGGTTTCGATGGCGCGCATGTCGGCGTCGTAGACGCGGCGGGTGGAGGGGGCGCGGTCCTTGAACCAGCGGCTGGCGCGATAGTCCAGGATCAGGGCCGAGACCGAGCGGCCGCCGTGGCGCGGCGCGGCGGCGGGCTCGCCCTTCGCGCGAGCGTCGGCCTGTTTCGTCAGGCGCTTGGCTTCCGCGATGGACCAGCCGATGTTGTCGGGTTTCAGATCCACGGGCTCTGCCCCGGCGGCCCGCTGGCGGGCCGAGGGTTCCCACCAGACGCGCCAGCTGCCATCGGCACGTTCGCGCTGGCGCAAGCCGGGGGGCGGCGAGAGGACGGGCTTGCCGGGGCGGGACATGATCGGCCTTTCAGGCGGTGCGCGCGAGGCGCAGGAGGTGGACGTTGCCGCCGGGCGGCGGCAGCACGACGGGGGGTGCCTTGGGCAGGCCCTGGCGGGCGACCCAGGCTTCCACCTCGTCGCGGCGCCAGCGCATCGGCCGGCGGGTGGTGGGCATGGGCAGCGGGAAGAGGTGATCCTCTTCCAGCCGGGCCCGGTCGCGCAGGAAGGCATCGGCCGAGGCGTAGCCGGTCAGATCGGCGACGGTGGCCGAGGTGATGAAGAGCGGGCTCATGCGGTTTCCTCTGCCGGGGCGGGCGGCTGGATGAAGCAGAGTTTCAGGCCGAGGGCGCGGGCCTCTTCGACCTTGCGGCCTTCGGCGTTCCAGGCGGCCACGGCCGCGTCGATTTCGGCATCGGCCGGGACCTTCGGGCCGATCCAGCCGCAGGCGCGGCAGTAGATCGCCCAGTCCACGCCCTGCGCCAGTTCCGGCCAGAGATCGCCCGCGCCGCAGCGCGGGCAGAGGCACATGGACGTGGGCTCGCTGCGGATACCGAGGTGTTCGGCCGTGATGCGCGAGAAGGGCATGGCGATCAGGGGCATCAGATCATCCTCTGAACTGCGGGCAAGCGGTGGCCTTGGCCCCGTAGAACGCTCGCCCGGTGACGTGCTGGTGTGCGCGAACCAGATCGCAGACCCCTTCACCTTCGCCGCGGGCGCCGTCCGGGGGGGGGGGGCAAAGTGCTGGCACTGGTCGCAGGTCTTTTTCAGGTCCGGCTCCGGCCAGGTGATCTGGCCGGGCGTGTGCAGGGTCATGCGGGCCGCCAGTTCGGTCACGTCTCCACCTTCGATTTCGAGGCGCGGAAGCCGATCGAGCGGCTGGCGGGGGCGCGCATCATCGCGCCCGTCCGCGGGTTGCGCGTGTTGCGTTCGGCGCGGTCCTTCGGGACGAAGCTGCCAAAGCCAGGCAGCTGCACCGTGTCACCGTCGCCCATGACGGAACCGCCGATCCGTTCCAGCGTGCATTCCAGCACGCGGCGCACGGTGGATTGCGGCAGGTCCTGGTCGGAGGCGACGGCGGCGATCAGGTCGCTTTTCGTGATGCGTCCCATCAGCCCTTCCTCCACAGGCGGCCGAAGCGGCCGGTGAAGATTTCGTCCTTCGTCTCGGGCTCCTGTTCGGCGCGGGCGAGGTCGCGGGCTTCCAGGCGCGCGTCCTGGAAGAAGGCGCCGGCGACGATCCCTGCGGCCAGGCCGGCAGAGAAGGTCAGCGCGATCGCCAGAGTGTCGTGGAAGAAGTCCATTGGTCTCCCCGTTGCCCCGCCGCCGTCCGTTGCGGGGCGCGATGTGGCCGGGACGCTGGCAGCGTGGACGGCCCCGGTTGGGTTCCATCAGGTGGGCCTTGTCCCCCGACCCTGCCCGATGGTCCGATCCAGTGCCCCGGCCGCCATCACGAGGAAGCGGCCCTGGGGTCCGGTGGCGGGATCGGCCGCGATCTGGCGGCCGAAGGTGGTCATGCAGGCGCAGGCCAGGCGAAAGCCGGCCAGCTCTTCCGCCGTCAGGCGACGGTCGGCGGGAAGGCGGGGGGTGGTCATGCCGGGTTCCATCCCATGAACCGCTGGAGGGTAGCGGCCATTCGAGCCGCGACCTCACAGTGAGCCTCGTTGGTCCCGTAGGTGGTCATGTGTTCCCCGCAGGGCTGTGGCGCTTCGCCAACCCGCCGGGCATAGATCACGACCTGATCGTACCCGTAGCGTTCGGCAATGTGCTTCGCTGCGTCGATCGGGATTTCCGTCATCGCGCGTCCGGTCATGCGGCGCTGCCCGGCAGGGGGATGACGTTGGCGAGGCAGAGCGCCTGGCCGGCGCTGTCCATGGCGGCGCGGCGGGCGATCAGCTCATCGAGGAGCGGGCCGGCGCAGGACAGGAGCCATTCGGCCTCTGCCTCGGTCGCGAGGCTTTGCGGGGCATCGTAGGCGACCTTGCGAAGCTGCTGCAGCAGCTGATCGTCGATGGCCGGCGGGCGGGCGGTTGGAACCGGTCGGAAGAAGGGCATGGGATAACCTTTGTGCAAGCCGTGTGCACAAAAGCTAAGTGTCAGCGGGAGTGACTGTCAAGGCAAATTATGCCTAATCGGCAAATTATGCCAGATCACCTCGCTCCATTGTGCCGAAGGTTTCTGCGGCCAGCCGAGGGCTTTGCGACATGAACAGCTGCGCCACTTCGCTGTTCCGGTCCCAAACGGTAAGGCAAAACGCCCGATGGATGTTGTATCGGGCATCCAGCCGCGCGCCAGCGGTCCGCCAACGCATCTGCTCTACAGCGACCAGGACCGCCGCCAGTTGCTCCTTCATGGCCGGCGTCGGTACGGCGCGAGCGCCGGTCCTCCGGTCGAAGACCGCCTCTGACCGGTCGCTGAAAAGGATCCCGTACCGAAACCTGTCGTCCTGATGGATCAGATCGTTCTCAGGAATGGGGAAGGTGCGTAGTGCAGAGACACTTCGCGCCGGTGGCGCATCATGGACTGGAGCCCGCGATCGCGTTGTGGCCGGTGGTCGCTCGTGCGTGGGGGGACCGCCAGTCTTCATGAGCCGGAAGGCCAGGATGCCAAGGTGGGTAGCGGGCGGGAGAGCGGCCATGACGAAGAACATGGGGTCGAAGCCCTTGAAGTGCTGCAGCGAGCGCATGAACCGCTCTGAGAAACCTAGCCCAACAAAGTATACAGCCCCGACGGCGACGGCCAACGACACCGGAAAGGCAAGCATCGCATCTCTGGGATAGGGTGGCGGATTGGTCCGTTCTAGCCGCGCTGCAATCCATGGCAGCGACTGAGCCAAAATGTACTGGCGAGCCAGATAGACGGTGGCGCCTGAGGTTAGTGCCATCATCGCCGCGCCAAGGACCGTGTTCGGCACGGCAAACGCATAGACCGGATACACCTTGTAGAAAACAAACGAGATCAGCAGGTAAAGCCCGAACTCCACCGTCACCCTCCACCAGAAACACCAACGCCGGGCAGCGTAGCGCCCGGCGTCGATTCTGGGAAAGGGAAGATGCGCCCTCAGGCCCGCCAGCTGGCCAAGATCTTGCCGCGGATCACCACGTTCTCGCCGTCCACGACATGCACCCTGCCCTCTTCCGGGTTGCAGCTGGCCGCGACCAGGACGGGCGGTTCGAAGCGGCGCAGGACGGTCATGGCGGTGCCGTTGCGCTGGTAGACCTGGGCCACCACCACATCGCCGGCGCGGACCCGTTCGGCGGCGTGCTGATCGACCAGGAGGAAATCGCCCGGCAGGTAGCCGGCCAGAGCCAGGGCGCCGCCCTTGACCCGCCAGACATCGACGCCGGGCCGGCCGCCGCCCAGGGCTTCGGCGATGGTCTTTACCGTCACCCCGGTGCCGCCCGAGGGGCCGACCGTAAAGGGCACGGCATCGCTTTCGGCAAATCCGGGGGCAAGGCGTTGAGTGGTCGGTTCGTCCGTCACCCCGGCCTTCTCAAGGATCGTCGCTAGGGGAACCTCCAAGGCCTCAGAGAACGCCTGCGCCCACTCCAAGGACATGCGCTGCTTCCCGGAGAGGATTTTCGACACCACTGAACGGTCGCGACCGAGGACGGCAGCGATATGATCGGCGGTTTTCCCTACCCGTTTCTGCTGTGCTTTGAACCACCTATCATCCATGCGTCATAAGTAGTGACGCGACGTGCGCACCGTATGTGCCGAGTGGGCAAATTTTGCCTTGCACGAACGCCAAGTGTGACGCTACATGTTGCGTCATGGCGAATGACCTTACCCCAATGCAGGTGCTGGAGCGGCTGATCGGCCCGCCGCCCGTGGTTGCGCGCGCCGCAGGGCTGCGCCGGACGGCTGCCTACAACTGGCACTACCTGTCATCCAAGCTGCGGCAGGCGGGCGATGTGCCCACGCCGGTGGCGATGCGCCGGCTGCTGGCCTATTCCGACGCGCGCGGGCTGGGCCTGACCGCCGAGCATCTGATCCGGGGGGCCAGCGAGGACGAGATCGAGGCCATCCTGGCCGACCGCGCCGCTGCGTCTGTCGGGACGGGGCTGGCCGAGACGGGAGTGGCCGCCGAATGATCGCCCTGGCCCCTGTCCGCCTGGACTGCCTCGGGGCCAGGGCCGCACTGGCGGCGGGCGCGGCTTTCGGGCCGGCCTGCCGCGCTTTCCGCTTCTCTTCCGGCCGCCCTCGGGGCCGGGTCTTCGCCGCGGGCGTGCAAGCCGGGGCGGAGCGCGCGGCGGGTGGGGCCTCCTCCTCCCTCGCCTCCCCGCCGCGCAAGGATTTCGGGGGGCGCGCATGACCGAGCGCCCGCTGATCCCTGTGCAGGTGCTGATGGCCGCGACGGCGGTGGCGCTGCGCGCGAAGGACGGGACCGTGCTGCTGCACGAGGTGGACGATCTGCGTTGCAAGACCGAGGAGCTGATGAAGGGCGACACGACCTTCGCGCCCTGCGTCATGCGGTTCTGCACGGATTACGAGATGGTGCGGCGCGACCCCGAGGGGCTGATGGCCGCCGGCGAGACGTTCTGGCGGGCGCTGAAGGTCGCCACCGACCGGGTGCCGGCTGGCACGGGGAGGGCTGACATTGACGGGTGAGTGGAAGCACTTCCTGGCTTTGGCGCTGGTCCTGTTCACGGTCGTCGTGTGCGCGTTCTACACTTGGGCGTTGTGGGGAGCGACCCGCTTGTTTGTCGCGCAGATGCGCGGCGAGCTGCGCAAGATCCCACCCCGCCCGTCCGCACTGGAGGCAGCGGTGGCAGAGCGGACGGCCGTGCTGCGCGAGGCGCTGGAGGAGATCGCGGACTGTCCCCAGCCAGATCACTGGGTGCCGCAGTACCAGCATTGTGTCGATGTCGCCCGCATCACGCTTGCCAAGGTGGACGCGCAGAAATGACCGACCGCGCCCGCCCGCTGCCCGAGTTTGCCCCCGAGCATCACCTGCTGCTGAACCTGGTGGCCTTCGTCGCCCTGTCGCTGTCGCGCGAGCCGCGCGTGGATGTGGCGCTGCGCGAGATCGCGGCGCTGTTGCCGCGCGTGTCGCTGCCGTCGCGCCGGGTGGAGCGGCTGGTCGATCGGGCGCGGGCGCTGGTGGCGGCCGATGCCGGGCGGCTGGACCCGGGCATGGCCTTTGCCTGGGCCGTGGCCTGCGGCGAGGCCTCGCGCGAGCTGGCCGACCTGTTCTTTTGGCGGGCCGGGCTGGCGCAGGAAGCCGTGCGCGCGCAGGAGGTTGTGGATGCGGGTTGAGGACCTGTCGCTGTTCGACCTTCTGGCCCTGCGCGAGACGTTGGGCGTGCTGGAGAAGATCGGGAAGCTGGACCCTGAGGCGCGGTTCGACCTGCGCCACCCGGTGACCGTGACCCTGCCTTCGCTGGTGGGGCTGATGGCGGCGCCGGGCGCGACTTACGTCGGGGTCTACGGCGAAGCGCCGGAACAGAATACCAGAGGGGGCTTGTCCCCCGTTGCGCGTGAGGTGGAGGCAGAAGCCGAGCTACCGACCTCACCGTCCGAGGTCGGGGCGTCAGTCCCGGCCTCGGTGCGTTGCGAACCCGTGGCGCCGGCCGGGGAGGTGGCGCTACCCGCCGCCCCGATGGCGGCCGCGGTGCCTGCCGGGGCGGGAGAGCAGCCTGCCCCGGCGGTGCATGAGGCCGCCGATCCATTCCCTGACGATGAGCCCACAGATGATCTGGGCCGGCACCTGTGGTTCCTGACCCGCAAGGGCGACTGGCATTTCGGGGCCGATCACCAGCTGATGGATCTGGCCTGCATGGGCTGGAACGTGCCCGACATCGCCGCCGAGATGGGGCGGGGTGACCTGGACGTGAAGCGGCGGTTCGACCTGCTGACCGACAAGCGCCGGTTCAACCGCGCGGCGGTGCGCGACCGGCTGGCGGCCTTCCTGGCCCTTGCGGGGGCGGCGGAATAGCATGGCAGAGCCCCGGCAGATGGTCAGCCTTGAGGAGATCAAGGACCGGCTTCTGGCCGAAATCGACCGTGTCGTGGACCAGTATGCCCCGCCGGCCGCGGGCAGTTACCGGCGCGGTCACGACTATTTCACGCTGAACCCCGGCCGGGCCGACCGCAGCGTCGGGTCCTTTGTCGTGCACCTGGGCGGGCCGAAGGCGGGGCGGTGGGCCGACTATGCCACCGATCCCAAGGGCGGCGACCTGATCGACCTGATCGCCCTGTCGCGCGGCTGCGACCTGAAGGCGGCCGTCATCGAGGCGCGGGCCTTCCTGGGCCTGGACAGCGAGACGCCCGAGCTGCGCCGCCAGCGCGAGGAGGCGGCCCGCGCGGCCAAGCTGCGCCGTGCCAGGGCCGAGCGCGATGCGGCGGCGCATCAGGAGCGCAAGCGCAAGGCGGCGGCGGCCCTGTGGCTTTCGGGCGAGGCGAAGATCGAGGGCACGCCGGTGGACCTGTACCTGCGCGGGCGGGGCATCGACATCGCCGCCCTGGGCCACCGGCCCGGCGCGATCCGCTATCACGCGGCCTGCCGGTACATCTGGACCGAAGAGTGGGTGGACCCGGCAACGGGCGAGGTGACGCAGCGGCGGATGGAAAAGACGCTGCCGGCGATGCTGTCGCAGATCGCCCGGAGGTCAGAGATCATCGACTGCCACCGGACCTATCTGGCGATCCGCCCCGACGGGAGCTGGGGCAAGGCCCCGCTGCCCGATGCCAAGAAGGTGCTGACTGATTACACTGGCGGATCGGTGCGGCTGTGTGGCGGCCTGGGCCCGCGCGGCGGGCGGCTGCGCCTGGCCGAGGCGCCGCAGGGCAGCCGCGTCTACATCACCGAGGGCATCGAGAACGGGCTGAGCCTGATGATGCTGCGCGCCCTGTCGGGCCAGCCGCCTGCCTTTGTCGTGGCCGCCGGCATGGTGGCCAACCTCGCCCATGTCGAGCTGCCCCAAACGGTGGCCGAGGTGGTGCTGTGCGCCGACAACGACACGGGCGAGCAGGCCCGTGCCCAGGTGGAGAAGGCCGTCGCCGCCCATGCCGCCGCGGGGCGCATCGTGCGCGTGTGGCGATCGGAGATCCCCGGCGAGGACCTGAACGACGCGCTGCTGCGCGCGCTGGCCCAGGGCGAGACACGGGAGGGCGCGGCGTGAACGGGAACGGACACGGCAGCGCGCGCACGACCGATGAAGAGGACCTGGCGGCCTATGATGCCAGCCCTGCATGGCTGCGGCGCGAGATGCGGCACGGCCCGTCCAATTGGTCGGCGGTCCATCTGCTGAGGGACGTGATCCGCCTGTCCGAAATTGTCGGTGAGGACAGCGCGAGGGATCGTGTGCGCCGGATGATGCGCGAAGATAAGGCGGAGACCTGCTACCGCTTCTACGGACCTGACCACCCCGAAGCCGATGCCCACGGTCGAACACTGCGCCCCGCCCCGAACGCCGTTGGCTGGCCTGACCGGAGGCGCAAGTGACCGGCGAGCCGAACAACGACGACTGGCTGACCAACCCCGCGCCGCCGCCGCGCGCGATCGGGGCGCCAGCGCACCAGCCGCCGCCGAAGCCCGCACCCAAGCCCGGCAAGCCGAACGTGACGCCCCTGCGCCCCATCCAGGCCCTGGCGGCCGAGCTGGACGGGGCGCCGGTGGCGGCCGAGCCTGCGGCGGGCGCGGCGCCCGCCCCCTCTGGCCCACCCTCTGGCCCGCCAACTGGCGCTGCCCTGCCCCCGGCCGAGCCCGGCGGGCGGCCGTCGCGCGAGCGCCCGAAGGGCGACATCTGGGACGGCTGCCCGGTGAAGCCCCTGGGCGTGAACGGCGCGATCTACTGGTACCTGGACGTGCACGGCCAGCTGCGCGGCGTGGGCAAGCACGATGCCCAGGCGATCATGATGCTGTTCGGCCGAATGATCCCGCAGCTGTGCTACCACTTCGCGCAATGGGCGCGGGACCCCGACAGCGGCGAGATGCGGCGTAAGCCCCACCGCTTTGACCAGACCACCGCCGCGATGGAAATGATGCAGGCCTGCAGCGAGCGCGGCCTGTTCGACCCCGAGGGCGCGGTGCGCGGTGTCGGCGCCTGGACGGATGACGATGGCCGGCTGGTCTATCACGCCGGCGACCGGCTGTGGATCGGCACCGATCAGGCCGATCCGGGCACACATGACCGGCGCATCTATCCCGCCGCCCCGGCCGTCCCGCACCCGGCGCTGACCGTGAGTGACGCGGCCGACCCGGTGGCGCGGCTGGACGAGGTACTGGCCACCTGGCATTGGGAGCGGCCCGACCTGGACCCGACCATCTGCCTAGCACTGGTGGGCGTGCAGATGATGGGCGGCGCCCTGCCCTGGCGCCCGGCCTTCTGGTTTTCCGGCGGCGCGGGCACGGGCAAGTCCACGCTGCAGAAGCTGATCCTGCACCTGCATGGCGGCGAGAAGGGGCTGATCCAGTCCACCGACGCCACCGCGCGCGGCATCGCCAGCCTTCTGGGCCAATCGACCCTGCCCGTCGCCCTGGACGAGCTGGAGCCGGGCGATGCGGGCTCCACCAAGGAGCGCGGCATCGTGGAGCTGGCGCGCGTGGCGGCCAGCGGCGGGCGGTGGGCGCGCGGCTCCAGCGACCAGAAGGGCTCGACCGGCCAGCTGCGCAGCACCTTCCTGTTCTCTTCGATCCTGGTGCCCGGCGTCCTGAAGTCGCAGGACCTGCAACGGATCATCCTGCTGAACCTGCTGCCCCTGGCGGAAGGGTCCAGCCCGCCCGACCTGCGCGCCGACACCTGGCGCAAGCGTGGCGCGGCGATCAAGCGGCTGCTGATCGATCGCTGGCCCAGCTGGTCGCGCCGGCTGGAGCTGTGGCGCGAGGCCTGCGCCGCCCAGGGCGTGACGGGCCGCGATGCCGACAACTGGGCCACGGTGCTGGCCATGGCGCAGATCATCCGGTCGGCCGAGCTGCCGGCCGGCGACGAGATGGACGGCTGGGCCCGCAAGGTGGCGCGGATCGTGAAGTCGCGCGACGGCGAGGCCCACACCGATGCGGACGAGGTGCTGGTGCACCTCATGTCCCAGAAGCTGGACGTGTTCCGGCGGGACCGGACCTATTCCGTTGCCCAGTGGGTGATGGTGGCAGCCGACCTGCCTGGCGCGCCCTCGGACCTCCTGAGCGATTTCGGGTCCGATGCCGATGGCCGGGAAAAGCGGGCGCGGCGGGCGAACGAGCTGCTGGCGCCCTATGCCATCCGCGTGATCCGCGAGCAGGGGCAGGAGCCCCTGATCTTCATCGGCAACAAGAAGGTGCAGCCGCTGCTGGACCTGTTCCGCGACACCCAGTGGGCGGGCGGCGCCTGGTCGCAGTCGCTGTTGCGGGTGGCGGGCGCCGTGCCCTCGCCCATACCCCGGCGGCTGTCCGGTGCCGGCATCCAGTGCCGGGGCACCGACGTGCCGATCCGCGCGATCCCCGGCCTGATGGACTTCCCGGCCGACCGCGTGGCGAGCGGGCCGGCGGCTGTATCACCGCCTGCGGGCATCGAAGGGGAGGACTTCGCGTGAGCGATCCGGTCAACAAGCCTGCGCACTACACCGCGCACCCTTCGGGCGTGGAGTGCATCCAGATCGCCGAGCACATGGGCTTTTGCCTGGGCAACGCGGTCAAGTACATCTGGCGCGCTGACCTCAAGGGCGATGCGATCGAGGACCTGCGCAAGGCGCGATGGTACATCGACCGCGAGATCGAGCGGCGTGAGGCGGCGGCCGCGCCAGACACCTCGGTGAATGGTGGGCCGGTCGGACTGGGAGACATGTTCATTCAGTTGAGCTTGTCCACGGGCCGAACGGAACAGGCTCTTGTGCGGCTCAACCCCGAGGAACCGCCTGAGCGCCGCGTGCGCGTGACCGTCGGACGTGGTCTGAATGAGGTGTGCGCGTTCGGGGCATCCCTGGAAGAGGCGACATGGCAAGCAGTAGCCTTGCTGGAGGCGCCAGCCAAGGAGACACGGCCCAGGTACTTGCACCTGTCCGACGGCACATCCGGGACCCTCATCACTCAGCGTCGGGCTACGCGGAATGGGCAATCGGAGTGGCAGGCCTGTTGCGAGCGAAAGGGCGTGATCACAGGGGCTGCCGGTCCAACGGAAGAGGCGGCCATCGCTAACCTGGTGGCGTACATGGAGCGCATCCGATGATCCGCGCCCCGCACCCCTTCCGGGCCTCTCTGTCCGCCGTGCTGCGCGCTCCCCGACCCGGCGGCGAGCCGGGAGGTTTTCCGCGCCCGGTCGGGTCAGGGGCATGTCGGGATTGGGGCTGTACCGGGGTTTGTACCGCGATTGTACCGCCGCTGTACCGGGTGATTTTCCTTGTGCGCCAATGGGTTGGGCGAAAGCGGTACAGCGGTACGCCGCCAGCCCCTCACACATGCATGTGTGCGAGTGCGCGAGTGCGCATGCATGAGCATGTGCCGTACCATCGTACCGCTGTACCGCTCTTTCTCTATCTCTCTGAAAGGAATGAAGAAAAGGTCAGTTTTCTGCGGTACGGTCGCGGTACAGGGGCGGTACGCTGATGGGCGGGGTCGCCAATTCCTTCCAGGCCGATGCGCGGGCTGCGGCCGAGCGGCTGGATCGGGCGCGGGCGGTGGGCGAGCAGCTGGAGCTGCTGCCGGCCGAGCCGATCGAGGGCGGCGAGGGCAAGGCGGGGCGCGGCAAGGGCAAGGCGGTCAGCCAGCTGCGCGCGATGCTGGCGGCCAAGGGGTTCCGCCTGCCCGAGGACCAGCTGGCGCGGATCGCCGGGCTGGACAGCGGCGAGGATGCGGTGATGGCGGCGATGGCCAAGGCCGAGCGGGTGATCGCCTGGGCCTATGGCAAGGGCGCCACCCCGAAGCCCGAGCAGCGGGTGGGCATCTTCCTGCAGATGTACGCCGCCCAGGTGCGGGCGGCCGAGGCGCTGTTGCCCTATGGGCTGGCCAAGGTGACGCCGGATGCGGCGCCGGTGGTGCCGGTGCAGGTGGTGGTGAACCAGGCGCCGCAGGGCGCCCAGGCGGTGCCGCCGATGCGGGATGTGACGCCCCCGGCGCCGCTTCTGGCCCCGCCGCCGATGCCTTGGGAAATGCAGCGAAATCAAGCGGTTGCGGATGCGGTGGATCCCGCGTCGGACGCCGCGCGTCGGACGGAAGGGGCAAGCGATTGATCTGCAAGGCGAAAATCGCGGTTCAGCGTCAGATGGCAAATCTGCTGCCTGCCCCTCGCCTCGCCCTGGCGGGCGCCCCGGATCGGCACCCCACCCCCCCCTTTCCGGGCGCCCGGCGCGCCCCCGCCGCGACCCCCCGGGGGGGCCACCCCGCGCCAGTCTCTCTCCCCCTCTTTCCGACCCCATGCAGCCGTTCCGGGCTTCCGCAGGTGGCAAAATGAGCGCGACATTGGGCCGCCGCGTCCGGGGTGGGGGGTGTGTGTGCCTGGCCCCGTCCGACATGGGCAGGGGTGGGGCAGGCGCGCGGTTCAGCGAGGAAAAGGCCGATCGGCTGGCCCAGCAGGGTGCGGCCGAAGCGATTGCCACGCTAGAGCTCGGCCGCGAGGAAGGCAACCTGCTTTCCGTGCTGTCCGATCCCTACATGCCCGGCCCGGTCGCGGCGGCGTTCTATGCCAGCAACGCCACCATCGCTGGCATCCAGGGGCCGGTGGGCAGCGGCAAGACCACCACCCTGCTGCGGTCGCGCTTCCGCCGGGCGGTGCAGATGCCGCGGTCGGTGATCGACGGCCGCCGCCGGTACCGCCTGGGCGTGGCGCGCGAGACGTACCGCCAGCTGTGGTCCACCACGATCCCGTCCTACCTGGAAGTGTTCCCGCGCATCCCGAACAGCGAATGGTCGGGCGGCCGGGGCGATCCGGTGCGACATGTCATCCATTTCGAAGATGCGCATGGCCTGGTCGAGTTCGAGGCGCTGTTCATGGCCTTCGGCGACGATCCCGTGGCGAACCTGCGCGGGGTGCAGCTGACGGACATGTGGCTGAACGAGGCCGACACGGTGCCAGAAGAGCTGTTGGGCGTGGGCATCGGCCGGGTCGGGCGCTTCCCCGGCGCCGCCCATTTCGAGGGCTACCCGGCCGAGCTGGCGAGCTACAGCCAGATCGCCTGCGACCAGAACGCCCCCGACGAGGAAAACTGGACCCACAAGGTGTTTCACGACGAAGAGGCGCGCCAGAAGCTCGCCAGCGAGCTGTCGCGCAGCCTGCCGCCCGGCACGCCGCCGGTGCGCGTGGAGTTCTTTAACCAGCCGGGCTTTGGCGAGCCGGGCACCGAGAACCTGTCCAAGCTGGAGGCGGGCTATTACCAGAAGCAGATCCTGGCCAACCGCCTGCAGGGCCGCGGCGACCTGATCGACCGGCTGGTCTACAACAAGATCACCTATCTGCGCGCGGGCGACCCGGTGTTTTCGCGCGAGTTCAACCGCCGCATCCATGTGGCACCCCAGCCGATCGAGCCGGTGGCCGGCGTGCCGCTGACCATCGGGCTGGACCAGGGCTTCAAGGGCGCGGCGGTGGTGCTGCAATTCCTGACGCCCTTCCAGTGGCTGGTGCTGGCCGAGCTGCATTTCCCGAAGGAGCGCCTGATGGCGGCCGAGTTCGGGCGCCGCCTGTCCGACCTGCTGGCGCAGCCCCGCTTTGCCGGGCTTCTGGTGGAGGGCGGCTATGGCGACATGGCGGGCGAACAGGGCGCCAGCCAGGCGGCCGAGGAAAACGCCACCTGGAACCGGCTGGTGGCGAAGGCAGCGGGCATCACGGTGCGGCCCCAGAAGATCGGGACCAACCGCATTCAGCCCCGCCTGGAGGCGGTGCGCGCGGCACTGGAATTCATCCACGGCGGCCAGCCCGGCCTGCTGGTGGACCCGTCCTGCAAGCTGCTGATCGCCGGGTTCGAGGCGCGGTACGTCTGGACGGACGACGTGGACCACAGCGGCGACAAGCGGAAGGTGCCCGACAAGCGCCTGACCGAGGCCAACGTGCACGACGCGCTGCAATACGGCCTGCTGTCCCGGGCCAAGCCCGCCACCGGCCTGAGCGAGGTCAGCTTCACCAACGATCGTTCCGGCCTTTTGGGCCTGGAGCAGCCGGGCCGACGCCCGGAAGAGCCTGCCGGCGGGCTGGTCACCGGCTTCGACGTTCTGAACCCCTATGGATGAGGATGAGATGATGCAGAACAATGTGTTGGCGGCTCGCGCGGGCGGCCATGCAGTCAGTGGGTCCAGTTCCGGTGCGGCAATGATGGCCCCGCCTGTGGAGCTGATCTCCCTCGCCCGCCTGGCGGACGAGCTTCGCGGGACGCTCGACCGGATGAAGGACAACGGCAAGGGCCTGGCCATGATCCGTGAGCGTGTCTATGGCCCCGCGATTGCGCACGATGCCATCGACACCGGCCTCGATGACATGGAGGGGTTGGCTGCAAGCGTCCTTCACCTGATCCGCCTGCTTCAGATTGAGGTAGAGGTTCAGCGCACGGAAATCGGCACCCTTTCCAACCTGTAGCGACCCACTCCTGGCGGATCGGCCGCCAGTTTCAACGCTCTGAACCCCTGAAGGAGGAAACCATGAGCAAGCGTGACGAGAGGGGTGCGGCCGAGGCGGCGGCGCCCGTGACTGAGCCGGCGGCGGCCGAGGCGGCGGCGCCCGTGACTGAGCCGGCGGCGACCGAGGCGGCGGCGCCCGTGACCGAGCCGGCGGCGGCCGAGGCGGCGGTGGCAGACCCCGTGGCGCCGGATGCGGCCACCGATCCGGCGGTGCGCGATGTGACTACTGCCCCTGACAACCCGGATCCAGCGCCGCCCCAGGCTGACCCGCCGGCCCCGGCTGCCGAAGATGCCACCGAGCAGCTGGCGCGATCCGTCGCGGCGATCGAGGGGCTGTCCCGCGACCTGGGGGCAGAGGCGCAGCGCGCGGCCATCACGGCCCTGGGCGGCACCTTCGCCGACAATGGCGCGGGCTTCCATACGCTCACCCTTTGCGGCCTGCGCGCCGAGGCCTCGCAGCTGACGATGCTGCCCGCCGCCTGGTGCGCGACGGCCCGCCGCGTGATCCTGGACGCGGCCGCCGCGCCGCAACCGGATGGCGAGGCGGCCTGACCCATGATCCAGCTTCGCCCCTGGGAGGATCTGGCGGCGGCGGCGGTGTTCCGCGCGCTGGACCCGTCCGACCATCTGGAGGCGGAGCTGGTGCGCGGGGCGACCGTTGGCCACCTGGCACTGTGGGCCGACTGGCGGTCGATCGAGCCGCTGCGCCTTGCGTCCTTTGTCGCCCTGACCGCCGGCGGCACCCCCTTTGCGGTCTTCGGGCTGGTGCATACCGGGCAGGCCGGCGTGGCCTCTGCCGCGCTGCTGGCCCGCGATCACCGCGTGTTCCGCCGGTCGCTGGCCCAACTGGCCGTGATCCTGCGCGATGCCTTCCCCGGCCATTGCCGCGAGCGCGGCGTGCACCGGGTGGAGGCGCGCAGCTGGTCGGCCCACCCCACGGCCCCGCGCCTGCTGGCCGCCCTGGGATTTCGCGCCGAGGCGCGGATGCCCGGCTTCGGGCCGGACGGCGCCACCGAGTTCACCCAATGGGCCTGGACGGCCCGCAGCCAAGGATCGACGCCATGTGCACCATGATGAGCAAGTACAAGAGCCCCGCCGTGGCTGTGGCCTCGACCGCCAATGCCGAGGCGGCCGCCCAGGCCGACCTGGAGGCCCGGCTGCGCCGCCGCCGCGCCGGGGCCGCCGCCGACGTGCTGACCAGCCCGGTCGGCATCCCCTCGACCCGCACCCTGGGCGGGGTGGCGGCATGAGCCCTGAAGAAGCCCTATGTGCAGACATCCTGGCCGAGTTGCAGCGCGCCCGCGCAAAGTTCCCCGGTCAGAATGTCACCTTCGCTGCCCTCGTGGAGGAGGTCGGCGAGCTTGCGACGGCAACCTTTGAGGAAAGCGCTGAGCGTGTCCGCAAAGAGGCGATCCAGGTCGCGGTGATGGCCATGAGGATGGTCCTCGACGGGGACCACTGCTTTGACCAATGGCGCGCGGAAAAGGGTCTGGATCACCTCAACCCGCAATTCCGCGCCACAACCGACACTTCGGGAGCAACCGCATGAGCATGATGGATACATTCGCCGCCGCCGGCGCCTATGACATCGCCGACCGGCGCTGGTCCGACCTGAAGTCCGAGCGCAGCTGGCACGAGCAGATGTGGGAGGACATCGCCCGGCTGATGCGGCCGCAGCGGGGCGGGTTCAGCCGCACCGATCCCGGCGGGCGCACCCATGAAAAGCCCTTGTCCAGCGCGCCGATCATGGCGCAGTCGAATTTCGCGGCGGGCCTGTATGGCACCCTGACCAACCCGGCCAACCGCTGGTTCGGCTTTGCCACCAACGACCCCGACCTGAACAAGTGGCACGAGGGCAAGCTGTGGCTGGACAGGGTCACCTCGCGCGTGCTTGCCAGCTTTGCGCCCTCGGTCAGCCCGTTCTATTCGGCCTCGACGCAGATCTTCGCAGACATCGCCTCCTTCGGGAACGGGGCGCAGTACGACGAGCTGGTGCAGGACGAGCGCCGCATCCTGGACGTGACGCTGAACCTGGGCGAGGTCTGCTATGACATCGACGGCCATGGCGAGATCAGCGAAGTGGTGCGGCGGTTCTACCTGAAGGCGCCGGCCGCGCTGCGCATGTTCGGGCAGAAATCCCTGCCGCCCAAGATCATGGACATGGCGCTGAAGGGCGACCAGACCAAGCTGAAGTTCTTCCAGCATGTGATGCGCAACGACGGCTTCCAGCCCGGCCGGCTTGGCCCGAAGGGCAAGCGGTGGCTGTCGCGTTACAGCTGCGAAGAGGGCCGCGCCGAGGTGCGCGTGGGCGGCTATGACGAGATGCCCTTCTTCGCCCCCCGGTGGGAGGTGGAGACCGGCCAGGTCTATGGCGTGGGCCCCGGCTTCGTGGCGCTGGCCAGTGCCCGCGCCCACCTGCGCATGGACGAGGCCACGCTGAGGGCCGCGCAGCGCGCCAGCGACCCGACGCTGCTGGCCCCCGACCGCAGCTGGGAACTGTCGGGCCAGATCAGGCCGGGCAAGGTGGTCTATGGCGCGATCGACGTGGCCGGCCGGCAGATGCTGAAGCCCCTGGACATCGACACCAACCTGGGCCTGACGCTGGAGGAGAAGCAGGCCAAGCTGGAGGAGATCAAGGACGCCTTTCACTATTCGTTGATGAACCTGGCCGGGCGCACCGGCATGACGGCCACCGAGGTGGCGACGATCACCGAAGAGCGGCAGCGCCTGTGGGCCCCGCACCAGGGCCGCATCCAGCAGGAATACCTGGCGCGCAAGATCGAGCGGCGGTTTTCCATCCTGTGGCGCGCGGGCCAGATCCCGGCGCCGCCCAAGGGCATGGAGGGCGTGGCGTTGGAGGTGAAGTACGAAAGCGCCGCCGCCGCCGCACAGAAGGCGACCGAGGGCACCGCCACCATGCGCGTGCTGCAGGACGTGGCGCCGCTGATCCCGGTCATGCCGCGCATCGTGGAACGCTTCGACCCGGACGGGCTGATCGAGGTGCTGATGGACGCCCGCGGCGCCCCGGCCCGCATCGCCCGGTCGCGCGAGGAAGCCGACGCGATCGCGGCCGAGCGCCAGCAGACACAGCAGACGATGATGGCCCTGCAGGCCGCCCAGGCCGGCGCCGGCGCGATGAAGGACGGCGCGCAGGCCATGGCAGCGATGCAGCCGCAGGGTGGGGTGTGATGGGCATTCAGCTGTTCGAATGCGCCCCCGCATGATCTGGCACCGCCTGCCCTACCTGGCCGCGCTGTTCGCCCCGGCGCCGCCCAACGATCCGAAGGCCGCGCGCTGCGCCCGGCGCTGGTCGGCCGCGGCCGACCGCGACCCCGAGCTGGCGGAAGACCTGATCCGCCTTTCGGGCCTGCTGGTGACGCAGCCGGTGGACCCTGCCAGCGGCACCGCCCTGCCGCTGGACGCCACCCGGCTGGCCTATGAGGCCGGCCGCCGCGACTTCGCGCTGCAGCTGCTGGCGATGATGCAGCTGAGCCCGTCCGACCTTGACCGTCTCATGAGGGATCCCGATGACCGACGCCACCACCACCACGACAACGACGACTGACCCCGCCGCGCCCCCGCCGGGCGGCACGCCGCCCGCGCCCAAGTGGTTCGAGGCCGACAGCTTCGCCCCGGAAGAGCGCGACTGGCTGGCCGCGCGGGGGCTGGCCGTGGACGATCCGCTGTCCATCCTGCCCAAGCTGGTGAAGGGCCACCGGGGCGCTGAACAGAAGCTGGGCCGCGGGCTGGACAGCATCATGGACCGCCCGGCCAAGGATCAGGACCTGTCGGCCTGGCTGCGCGGCAATGCCGGCCTTCTGGGCCTGCCCGAGGGCGAGGACGGCTACAAGGTGGACCCGCCCACCGACTGGCCCAAGGACATGCCCTGGGATGCCGGCCTGGAGGCGGCGGCGCGCAAGCTGGCTTTCGAGGCCGGGGTGCCGAAGGCCGCGCATGAGGCCTATGTCGGCCTGTTCGCGCAGAAGATGAAGGCGCTGGAGGCCGCCGCGACCGAGGGGCTGGCCACAGCGCGGACCGCGATGATGGCCGAGCTGTCCACCGAATGGGGCGATGCCATGCCCGCGCGCATCGCGCAGGCGCAACAGGCCATGTCGGCCTTCGGCCTGGCCGCCGGCCTGACCGCCGACCAGGTGGCGGGCGTGACGCAGGTGCTGGCCGAAAAGACCGGCGATGCCGGCGTGCTGAAGCTGTTTGCCGCCATCGGCCAGGCGATGGGCGAGGATCGCGGCCTTGGCCTGGGCCAGGGCGGCGGCCTGGGCATGACCCCGGCCGAGGCCAAAGAGGAGCTGCGCCGGTTCGAGGCCCCGGACGGCGAATACGGCAAGGCCTTCGCCGCCCGCGACCATCGCCGCCTGAAGGAACTGGCCGCGCGGCGCGAGCAACTGTCGAAGCTGGCGGCGGGGTGAGGCTAGTTCAAGAACTCCGCCTGCATTGCGGCGCTGACGTTCCCGAAAAGGAACTTGCCGGACAGGCCATTGTTCAGGCGCCCTACAGCAGTGCCAGCCATGCCGGTTGCATCGCGCGTGGCGATCACCGTGCCGGTTCTGCCGTTGTTGCAGGTGACCGGAATGGTGATCGTCGATTTCATCACTCTCGCGTCCCATGTTCCGCCGCAGGACAAGCCGGAAAGTGTAGACATGTCGAATTTCCCCACCGAGGTGGATAGGTCCAGAACGACATTGCCGTTCGCAGCTTCTCCGTTGCTCAATTTGCCCACGACTGGCAGCGCAATCACAGACGGGCCACATCCGGCCAAAACAAGGGACGCAAAGGCCAGGCACCCCAATACTCGCAACATGTCCGATTCTCTCCCCGGTTGACTTGCGCCAGCATAGCAGGCATCCTTACCTTGCGCGGTGAAAAAGACCGCGCCGGGTTTGGAAGCTCGTTTGAACACTGGCGCACCATGAGCCGCGCATTGTCGCGGCTTTTCCTATGGTCACGCGCGGTGGGGTGCCGAGAGGCACGCCGTCATGCGCCTACGTTCAGCGGTCTTCCAACCCGCCGTTGCGTGGCCACCAGTTTGGAAGCGGGTCGCCACGTTCACCTTGAACGCAGGAGACCAACTTGAGCGAGATCATTCCCTTTGACTTCGAAGAACAGGCCGTGCGCGTGGTGCTGCGCGACGGCGAGCCGTGGTTCGTGGCGGCGGACGTGTGCCGGGTGCTGGAGATCGGGAACCCCACAGATGTGGTGAACCGCCTTGATGACGACGAAAAGGGGGTCGATAGTATCGACACCCTTGGAGGCCAGCAGAAGGCCCGCATCATCTCCGAAAGCGGTCTATATGCGGTGATCTTCACGAGCCGAAAGGAAGCGGCCAAGCGCTTCCGCAAATGGGTCACGTCCGAAGTCCTGCCCTCGATCCGCCGCTCTGGCCGGTACGAGCTGCCCGAGGCGGACCCGGCGCCGCTGGACCCCGCCCTTCCGGGCCTTGGCACGATCCGCGAAGCCGAGTTGTGGCTGTCGATGGTGCGCGAGGCGCGGCTGCTGGCGGGCACCAAGGCCGGGCTGGCGATGTGGAGCCGCAGCCCGCTGCCGCCCCTGTCGCCGCCGCAGCCCAAGGCCGACCCGGCCGAGGCGCGCGCCTGCCTGGATTACCTGATCGCCAATGCCCCCCTGCCGATTTCGCCCGCGCTGGCGGACGACGATCAGGCGGCGGACTGGCTGGCGGCGGCGGGCTTGCGCGCGCTGGACCATGGCCTGTTCATTGGCAATGCGGCGCGCCTCTTCGCCGGCACCCGGTGGGCGGGCGGGTTCCATCGCCCGCTTCTGCTGTCGCTGCCCGGCGTGGTTCCCGACACCGTTCCCCGCCGGCTGGCCGGAGAGCAGATGCGGGGCCTCGTTCTGCCCTTCACCCTGTTTGCGATGGAGGCGGAGTATGCCGCATGACCAGTACCCAGACGACCCGATGCAGACTGTCTTCGATGGTGCCGAAGCGGCGACGGACGCGCTGTGCGCCCAGGAGGGATGCGAGCGCGCCATGCTCATGGTCTTCGAAAGCGCCCGGCTGGACGATCAGACCGCCAGCATGGCCTATGCCCTTCTGGGCAGCCTCGCTCATTACCGCCAGACCGCGCTGGCGCAGGTGCGGCTGATGCAGGCGGTCAGCATGGGGCAGGCATAAGACCCCAGTTGAAGTATGGCCCGACCTGTGGCATGACTAGCCCTTGAGGGGCACCCGGGCGCGACCATCGCGCCGCGCCCGGTCCCTCTGCCCGCCGGAAAGACGGCCGCCTGAGACCGGCGACAAGGTCAGACGGGTCCGCAGTACGATCGGGCACCCCTGTCGAAAATCCGCACATCGCAGTTTTTCGCAGGAGGGGCACATGCCCGTTGCCACGCTGGTGGAAGCCCACCACAAGCTCACCTATTCGAACAACGTCCTGATGGCTGCGCAGCAGATGCGCAACCCGCTGGCCGATGCCGTCACCTCGGTGCCCGGTTCGGGCGAGGCCATGTCGGCGTCCGACATCCTGGCCGCGCTGGAATACGTCTATGGCGAAGAGCGCACCCGGACCAACACCGAGAACCCGGTGGCCGGTTCGCGGCGCTGGCTGATCCGCCCGCCCGAGATCAAGTCGGGCCAGTACATCGACGACGAAGACAAGTTCGACATGATCACCGATCCCACGTCGAACTTCACCCTGGCCCACACCAAGGCGGTGCTGCGCGGCTGCATGGACCGCATCGTCGGCGTGCGGAAGCAGGGCGGCGTCTACAAGGTCACCGATGGCGGCATCCTGGGCAATGCCATCGAGGGCAAGCGCCCCGGCGGCGCGGCCACCGCCCTGCCGGGCAGCCAGGTCATCGCCGCCGGCGGCACCGGCCTGACCATCGACAAGATGCGCACGGCCATCCTGACCCTGAACCAGGCCGACTTCGGGCTGGAGGATGACGACGCACTCTACTGCCTGATCAGCCCGGTCCAGAAGGACAACCTGATCGCCATCGCCCAGGCCTCCACCACCCCGCTGAACGCCTACAACATCGAGCAGCTGAAGACCGGCAAGCCTTCGTCGCTGTTCGGCATCAACTGGATCGTGTCCAACCGAGTGCCGAAGGACGATGCAGGCGCCTGGCTCTGCCCGATCTGGGCCAAGTCCAACATCGTGGAGGGTGTCTGGCTGGACGTGGAGGGTGACGTGTGGAACGACACCCACGCGGACAACAAGCCCTATGTCCGCGTCCGCACGCGCCGCGATGTGGTGCGCCTGCAGGACAAGGGCGTGATCGCCATCACCTGCGTCTGATGACCGCCCGCCTGGCCTGACCGGGCCGGGCTTCCCCCTTTTCCCTCGCAAGGACCATCCCGATGCCTGTTCGCCTGAACGTTGGGTCCGACCTGATCACCGATCCGCGCCTGGACCAGAACCCGCCCGACCCCGCCAAGGCGCGGGGCGTCATGAAGTGCATCCGTGGCACCATGACCAACCTGTCCACCGACAGCGCCGCTTCGACCTATCTGCTGTGCCAAGTCCCGGCCAATGCCATCCTGGACGCCCGCACCGCGTTTTCCACGGCGGCCGCCGGCTTCGCCACGATCCAGGTGGGCACACGGTCCAACGCAACCGCGCTTTATACCGGGGCAAAGGCCGCGATCATCAACCCGATCGCCATGGGTGATGCCAAGCACGGCCTGGCCGCGTGGCAGCAGCTTGGCCTGACCGCCCCGCCCGAGGGCGGCATGATCGACCTGATCTTCACCGCAGCGGCCAACGCCACCGGCGCGGGCACCATGCCGTTCGAGATCTGGTTTGCCGACATGAGCTGATCCCTTCCGGGGATCCGCCGCCGGGGCCGGATGCGGCCCCGGCCCTGTTGCACGAGGCGCCCATGGCCACGCTGAACCTTGCCACCTCCGGGATCGTCGGTCAGGCCCTGCGCTTTGCCGAAGTGGCGCCGATTTCCGCCTTCGGCGACGACAGCGAGATGGCCCGCGATACCGCCGCCTGCTATGGCGTTGCGCTGGCCGAATGCCTGGAGGCGGCCGACTGGTCCTTTGCCAGCACCCTGTCGCGGCTGTACGCCTTTGCCATCCTGCCCGCGGGCGCCGTCGCCGACGACGATCTGCCCTATCTCTTTGCCCTGCCCGCCGGTCTTGTGGCGGTGCGCGAGGTCGGCGGCCCCTGGACCAAATGGCGCCGCGATGCCGAAGGCATCCGCGCCGACGAGGCCGGGCCGCTGCGTGTGCGCTACACCCGGCTGGTGGACAGCGAAGCCACCATGCCGTCCGCCTTCCGCAAGGCCGTGGCGGCGCGGCTTGGCGCCCTGCTGGCCCCCCGCTGGGGCGGCGCCACATCCAAGACGCAATGGCTGGAGGAGCTGTCGGCAGCGGCGCTGAACAAGGCGCTGGAGGGCGATGCCCGGCAGGCATCCTCCCTGCGCTATGACGGCGGGCCCGAACAGGGCGACTGGCTGTCCGAGGCGACGGCATGAAGACAGCCCCGGCGCAGCTTGCCTTTTCCAGCGGCGAGATCGACCCGCTGCTGCACCGACGCGCCGATTACCAGCGCCACCAGACCGGCATGGCCGCCTGCAGGGGCTTCCTGCCGCTGGCGCAGGGCGGGTTCACCCGCGCCCCGGGCACCATCCGGCGCGGCCGGACGCGGGCCGATGCGGCCGGCGTGCTCTTGCCCTTCAGTTTTGCCGAGGATGACAGCGTGGTGCTGGAGTTCACCCCCGGCAAGATGCGCGTCTGGCGCTATGGCGCGCTGGTCCTGTCCGGGGCGAGCCCCTACGAACTGACCGTGCCCTTCGGCGCCGATGACCTGGCCAACCTGCGCTATGTCCAGTCGGCCGATGTGATCTATCTGGCCGACGGCGCGCGGCCGATCCAGCGGCTGGAGCGCCGCGCGCTGGACAATTGGGCCATCGCCGATTTCCTGCCCGACACCGGCCCCTTCCGGGTGCAGAACCTGGACGAGGACGTGGTGATCCATGCCTCTGCGCTGGAGGGCGTCGTCACGCTGACGGCATCGGACGATGTGTTCAACGCCGGCCATATCGGCAGCCTGCTGCAGCTGGAGCCCTACACCGACACGGTCACCGCCGTCTGGGCGCCCAACGGCTTCAGCTACATCAATGCCATCTGGCGCTATGGCGCAAACTACTACCGTCTGATCGACCTGACCGGCAACTGGGGCGCCACGCCGCCGACCCATACCGAAGGCCAGGTGCGCCACGAGGGCGATACGATCTGGGAATGGCTGACAGACGGGCGCGGCGTGGTGCGGATCCTGGCCGTGACCGATGCGCAGCACGCAACGGCTCAGGTGCTGCGGTTCCTGTCGCCCGGCATCGTTCACGACGGCACCTATCGCTGGTCCTGGGGGGCCTGGTCGGCCGTCCATGGCTGGCCGTCCGAGATCGAGCTGTACGACCAGCGTATGGCGGCGGCGGCAACCCCAACCGAGCCGCGCACCGTGTGGTTTTCGGGCGTGGGCGACTTCTCGGACTGGGCGCCTTCGACCGAGGCCGATGGAGCTTTTGCCTATGCCATCGCGGGCGACGGATCGGTGAACCGCATCGTCAACCTGTGCCGGGCTCGCACCGGCCTGCACATCCTTGCCCTGGGCGAGGAGTATTCGACCCGCGCCGAAAGCCGCGCCGCCGTGATCGGCCCGACCAATGCCGTCTTCGGGCTGGACAGCGCCATCGGAGCTTCGCCGTCGCGGCCCATTGCGCCATCGGGCGCGCCGATCTTCATTTCGGCAGACCGCCGGCGCGTGGTGCAGATCGCCTACAGTTTCCAGTCCGATGCCAACGACGCCAGCATCCTGTCGCGGCCGGCGCAGCACCTGGGCACGGGCGGGTTTGCGCAGATCGTCTGGCAGGGGTCACCGGAACCGATCGCCTGGCTGCGCCGTGCGACCGGCGACCTGGTCGCCATGCTGCATGACCAGGCCGAAGAGGTGCTGGGATGGGCTGTCGTGCCTGTGGCCGGTGGCGTGGTGGAGGCCATGGCCGTGACGCCGGCGGCCGACGGCAGCCGCGATGTGGTGACGATGATCGTGCGGCGGGTCCTGAACGGTGTCACCGTGCGCTGCATCGAGGAGCTGGCCCCCACCTTCGTGTCGTTGGCCGACGATGCCGCCGCGCATGAGGCCTGCCACCTGTTCTGCGCGGCCCGCTTCGACCTGGGCGCGCCGGCCGCCGCGCTGTCCGTGCCCCATCTGGCGGGCGAGGCGGTGCATGTCTGGTCGGACTATGGCCCCATGGGCCCGCTGACGGTGGCGGGCGACGGCACGCTGGCCCTGCCGGCCAATGTGCAGCACGGCTGGGTCGGCCTGTTCGATGCCGGCCATCTGGCCGAGACGCTGGACATCCGCGCGGCCGCGCCCGACGGCGAAAGCTGGGGACGCCGCAAGCGCCTGTCCAGCGTGGCGCTGGCGCTGCACCGCAGCTGCGCCGGCACTGCCCAGGCCATCGAGCGCGATTTCAACATGCCCGAGCGGCCCTTCATGGCGCCCTTGTCCTTTGGTGGCACCCCCGTGCTGACCGAGCCGGTCACCCTGAAATCCGGCTGGCAGAAGCTGAACCTGCCCACCGGCTATGCCACCGAGGTGTCGATCCGGCTGCGTCCCGTGGGCGGCGCGCCGCTGACCGTCACCGGCCTGGTGCCCCGCGTCGAGGAGAGCGGCTGATGTGCATTCCAGCAGCTCTTGCGGCCGTGGCGCCGCTGGTTGGGGCCGGAACGGCGACCGGGGCAACCGCCCTGGCCACCACCCTGCAAACCGTGGGGACCATCGCCGGCATCGGCGGCGCCGTGGCCCAGGGCGTGCAGGGCTGGCAGGCCGGCCAGATGCAGCAACAGGCGCTGAAGGACCAGGCGAAGACCGAGGCCGCGCTGACGGCCGAACAGGATACCCGCCAGCGCAGCCGGTTCCTGTCGGCCATCCGGCAGCAGCGGGCCGAACTGGCCGGGCGCGGCGTGACACTGGACAGCCCGACCAGCATTGCCCTGGGCCAGGCGGCGGGCCGCGAGATGAGCTTTGAAAGCCAGGCCCTTCGGTCAGCCGGCGCGGCGCGCCAGACCGAGCTGGGCTGGGCCGCCAAGGCCGCGCGGCTGCAGGGCGCGTCGTCGCTGCTGCGCGGCTTTTCGTCGGCCGCGGGCACCCTGATGCAAGCGGCGCCGGACCTGTGGCCCGGCTTCATGCGCGACCCGGTGGAGGGCGTCTGACATGGCGCTGACCGTTCCCACCGCTGGCGTCATCGCGGGGGCCGCGCCGAATGTGCAGGTGCCGGTGCCCGACACCGGCGCGGTGCTGAGCGAGTTCGGCGGCAAGATGGCCGAGATCGCCGGGCGCTGGAAACAGGAGCGGCTGGATACACAGGGCCGCCGCGCCGTGCTGGGCATGACGCGCGACCTGGGCGCCCTGCGCCAGGAGGTGCAGCAGATGCCCGACCCCGAGGCGGCCGCCGCCACCTGGGACCGCCGCGCCGCCGAAATCCGCAGCACGTACTTCACCGAAGGGCTGGACCCCAGCCTTGCAACGGAAATGGACCTGGCCTGGACCGAGCTGAAGGACCGGCATGACTACGACCTTGGCGGGTGGATGATCGGCCAGCGGTCGAGCTGGCAAAATGCGGAATGGGTGGCCCAGTCCGCCGAAATCTCGGCCGCCGCTGTCGGCGCAGACGACACCACCTTCGAGGCGCTTCTGGGTCAGGCACAGGCCGGCATCGAGGCGCGGCTGGCCAGCGGCGCGATCACGCCTGAACAGGCCGCAGTGGAGTGGAGCGAGAAGCAGGCGGAACTGTACGGGACCAAGGCGAACGGCCTGATCAGCGCCGACCCGCAGGCCTTCATCGACGCCGCCGGACGGGGTGAATTCGCGGGCCTGGGCGCCGGGCTGGACGGCAAGATCGGCGAGGCCAATGCAGAGCTGGCCAGCCGCGCCGCCAAGGAAGCCGTTGCCGCCAAGGATGCCTATGGCCGCTGGACGGCGCAGCAGAAGGACCAGCTGCGCGAGGGCACCTCCATCCTGCTGTCCGGCTCTCGCTTTGAAAATCGCGCCCAAGCCGATGCCGCCCTGGCCAGCGACCCCGATCTGGCCGGCTCGCCCGAGGGGCGGGCCTATGCCGCCGCCGTGCGAGTGTCCACCGTCCTGCCGGCCTATGCGACCCTGCCGCTGGACGAAAAACGCAAGCTGCTGGCCGAACAGCAGGCGGTGCCGGTTTCGGAAAGCACCGACACCAAGCTGATCGACGGCATGAAGGCGTCGATCGCCGCCCATGAGGCGGCCCTGCGCGACGGCACGATCTGGACCTTTGCCACGCAGGCCAATGTCATCAAGCCGACGCAGGCAGAACTTCCGCCGCCGCAGGCCACGTCCGACGACGATCTGCGCATCGCCTTGCGCAACCGGGCCATGATCGACGCCGCAGGGCTGCAAGCCACCGGGCTGACCGGCAAGGATGCGAAGGACCAGCCGCTGCCGCCGCCGGTCTTCACCCCCGAAGAGCGGGCGCAATGGGCGCCGCTGGCCGACAAGATGGCCAGCCCCGGCGACCGCGCCCGGCTGGCCGGCCTTCTGGGCAGCCTGCCGCAGGAAACCGCCGAGCGGGCGGCGCGTGAGTTGGGGGCGGACGGGCTGTTCACCTATGTCGGCAGCGGCATGGCCGTGGGCGCCTTCCGCCCGGAAGTGCCGACCCGCATGTTCGAGGGCGTCCGCGCCCAAGAGAACGGCGATGTGAAGCTGGCGCCGCAGACAGCGCGCCGCAGCAAGTTCTTCACGGACTTCGGGGCGCTGTTCAGCGATGGCACCGTGACCCTGGAGGGTGGGCGCACGGTCGATGAAAGCGCGACCCGCAACAATATCATCGCGGCGGCCGATGCCTACTATGCCTATCTCGTGCGCGGCACGGACAAGGCGCTGGACGGCGCTACCATTAACGAGGCGATCTACAAGGACGCCCTGCACGCGGCCTTGGGCGGCCAGGGCGCCTTTGGCGACAGCTCTGCCCCCGGCGGGCTGGGTGAACTGTCCAGCGCCAGCGGAAGCTACACCACGATCCTGCCGCCGTGGATCAGCGCCGACCAGGTTGAGGCCGCGCGCCGGGTTGCCATCATGGGCTTCGCCGGGGCGCCCAAGACGGGCAAGCCCCCGGCCTGGACGGCTGATGCCGCAGGATGGCGCGCCATCAGCGCCGAAGGGCAAATCCCCGACATCGATGGCCAGTTGCCCAGTTCCGGCACCTTCGCGGCGCTTCAACTGGACCCGGTGGAGGGCAACGTCTACACGCTGAAGACCGCGAAGGGCGTGACGGTCACCGACGCCAGCGGCCAGCCCTTCCTTCTGGACATCACCAAGTTCGCCGCCCTGGCCGGGGGTGCCCCGTGACCTGGTTCCTGAAGGACAGGCTGGAGGCCACCGTCGAGCCGCTGACCCGGCAGGTGACGGATGCCTGGGAGGAGTTCGGCGGCAGCGCGCGACTGGCGCAGTTGCAGGGCGGCACCTGGAACCCGCGCGAGGGCATCGAGGCCGACATCATGGACGAGATGGCACAGGCCCTGGGCGGGTGGGATGCCGTGATGCCGACGCGCCCCGAAGATATGTCGCGCTTTTGGAACCCGGCAACGCGCCCGGATTACCTGATGGATCGCGCCCAGGACATGATCCGCATGGAGCCGGAAGCCTGGGGTCCCCTGCCGCAGAACCGTGCGCAGTTCGATGGCGAGACAGACGGCCGGTACACCCGCGAGGGCAACGACCTGATGGCCATGCAGGCCGCGGGCGATCACCCGTGGATGCAAACCTTCGGGGCCATGGTGGGCTCCATCGGACCCACCGACGTGGCGCTGGCCCTGATCGGCGGCGAGTTCTTCACCGGCGGCAAGATCACCGGCAAGGCGCTGGCCAAGTTCATGCTGGCCGAAGGCGCGATCAACGCCGCCGCCGAAGTGCCGCATGTGATCGCAGCGCAGGACATCGCCGAAAAGTATGGCTGGCCCGCCCCGAATGCCGCCGCGCAGATCGCCATGGGCGCCGTGGCCGGAACCGGCCTTGCCGGCATCGTCGGTGGCGCGATGACCGTGGTCGAGCGCCTGGCCGGCCGCCGTGTCGCCGAAGATGCCGCCGCCCGAGCCGCGGGCAAGTCCACGCTGGATACCCAGGCTGCGACCGACCGGGCCGAGGATGCCTTGCGGGCGGGGCGTGAGCCGAGAATGCAGCCCATCAGGCCGAACCCTCAGTTGCCTGCCGAGCAGGACCCAGCTGTTCTGAACTTCCTGAAGCTTACCGGCCAGCTGGAGGCCCCCCGCGGCTTTGACCAGGTGTACAGCGGCACCATTGTCGCGCCGCCCCGCGCGCTGACGACGATGACCGTGCGCGAAGTGATGGACTGGCAGCAGGCCAACATCGCAGCGGGGGCCGCCAGCACCGCCGCCGGGCGGTTCCAGATCATTTCGGGCACCCTGACCGATGTGGTGCGCGAGATGGGGCTGACCGGAGACGAGGTGTTCGACGAGGCGTTGCAGACGCGGATGGCTGTCCATCTGATGAAGCGCAAGGGGCTGGACGACTGGCGCGCCGGGCGCATGTCGGACGAGGACTTCGCCAATGCGATGGCCACGGAATGGGCCGCCTTGCCCGTTGTGACCGGGCCGAACGCGGGCCGCAGCCACTATGCCGGCGACGGGTTGAACAACGCCTTGACCGATGTGGACACGGTGCTGGCCGTCCTGCGTGGCGCAGAAGCGCCTGACAATCCGCCCGGCGGCGGATCAGGCTATGCAGGCGGCGCAAGCAGGCAGCGCTCGGGCCGGTCGCGCACCACGGCCCCCGACGAGGTTGTGACGCCGCAGGGCACGCGCATCGAAGTCACCTATCGGGTGGTGGAGGCGGACAGCCTGATCCCGGCATCCGGCGACTTGCAACCGCGTGATCGCAGCCGGGCAGCCAGCGGCGACCAGGTCAACGAGATCAAGGCCGCCTTCGACCCGACGATGCTGATGCCGCGCGCCGAAAGCGACTTGGGCACGCCCATCGTCGGCCCCGACAGCATCATCGAGAGCGGCAACGGCCGCGTGCTGGCCATCAAGGCGGTGGCGGCCGAGAACCCCGAAGCCTTTGGCCGGTATGTGCAGGCAATCCGCGACGAAGGCTTTGACGTGCCCGAAGGCATGAGGGTGCCGGTGCTGGTGGCGGAGCGCACCACCGACCTGCCGTTCGAGGCGCGTCGCAACTTCGTGCGCGAAAGCAACCTGCCGCGCGGGGCCCGGCTGTCGGCCACGGAGCAGGCACGGTTCGACGCCGACTATCTGGGGCAGGATGCCTTTGACGCCTATCGCCCCGGCAAGGGCATCGCCAAGGCCGACAACGCCGAATTCGTGCGCCGCATCTTCGCGCAGATGAGCCCGGCCGAGCGCGGGGCGCTGATGGACCGCACCGGCGGGCTGAACGTGGACGGGCTGGACCGCATCCGTGCCGCCTTGTTCGCGCGCGCCTTCGATGGCGCGCCGGACCTGTTGCAGCTGGCGCTGGAAACCGAAAGCCGGTCGGTGACCAACCTGATCCGCATGTTGCAGGACATGGCGCCCGACTGGGCCGCCTTCCGGGCGATGATCGACGCCGGCATGGTGCGCCGGGAGTTCGACATCACCGGCGCGATGATGGAGGCGGTGCGCATCATCGCCCGGGCGCGGTCGGAAGGGCGGGACGGCCAGTCCATCATCGCGGCGATCCGCGACCGGCTGGCGCAGGGCGACATGTTCGCCGCGCGCGATCCGCTGACCGAGGCGCTGATCGACGCCTTCTACAAGGGCGACCGGGCGCGCGGCGTGGATGCCACGCAGGAAATCCTGGAACGCTATGCCGCCGAGGCGGTGGTGGCCGGCCGGCATGACATCGCCGACCTGACCGATGCCCCGCCGGCGCCGGACGAGGTGCTGGCCCGCGCCATCGCCGGGCAGGAAGGCCGCACGCCGTTCGACCCGCTGCCCGCCCGGGTGGAGCCGCCGCCGGAGCCGGGCACCGTCATCGCCGCCATGGACCCTGCGCCCTGGACGGATGGCACCGCGGGGCCAGAGGCGCAGGCGGCGGATGCGGCTCTGACCGATACGCTGTTCGGACCGGAACCCGATCCCATCCCGGCCACGGCGGACAGCCCGGCCATTCAGCCGCCCCGCCCGAAGGACCCGGGCATCGAGGTCAAGCTGCCCGACGGGGACAAGCTCACCGCAGCCAAGGCGCTGGAGTTGATCGAGGACGAGCGCCAGCTGGACGACGTGCTGGAAGCCTGCCGCATTTCAAGGGGGGCGCGATGAGCCTGGCCGATTGCCTGAACACCGCCGTGCAGGGCGGCGAGCTGAAGCCCGAGATCGCCCAGAAGGTGGCGAAGGAATACGAGGCGCTGCGCCAGAAGTATGCCGCCAAGCCCGGCGTGAGCGCGGCGGAGGCAGAGCGCGCGGCGGGCGACGACATCATCGAGCGGATCACCAAGGACGTGCGCGCCCGGCGCCATGCGACCCTGCACCAGCTGCGGGTGATGGAGGCGAACCAGCTGCGCTATGGGGCCGAGCCGTGGAAGAACCCCGGCCTGATCCGCAAGGACACCCAAGCCGTGCGCGACATGTCCCGCGTGGTGGAGCGCCACCTGTTCGGCACGATGCACGATGCCCTGAAGGCCTTTCACACCAATGCCCTGGGGGTGGTGCGCAACCGCGCGCTGCTGAAAGAGGTGGTGATGGAGCTGCACGGGCAGGCCAGCGGCAACCCGGCCGCCAAGGAACTGGCGACGGCCATCACCGCCACGTTCGAGAAGGCCCGCGCCTGGGCCAATTCCCTGGGCATGGACATCGGCAAGCTGGAGGACTTCGGCCTGCCGCACAGCCATGATGCGGCCAGGCTGCGCAAGGCCGGTTTCGATGCATGGTTCCGCGAGCTGTACGACAGCCGCCGGCTGGACTGGTCGCGGATCATCGACCCGCGCACGGAAAAGCCGTTTGCCGTGGCGAAGGGGTCGCGTCCGCTGCGGCAGGATGCCGAGGCCTATCTGAAGGACCGGTTCGACGCCATCGTGACGGACGGCTGGGCCTTCCGCGAGCCCAGCATGGCCTTCAAGGGCACGTCCTTTGCCGCCCGCCATTCCGAACACCGCAGCCTGCACTTCCTGTCGGGCGAGGACTGGTGGGCCTACAACGAAGTCTTCGGGCGATCTAACCCGCTGGACGCGATCCTGAACCACGTCAAGGCCATGTCGCGCGAGATCGCGCTGATGCAGAAGTTCGGGCCGAACCCGAAGATGGGGCTGGACCATGCGATCCAAGTGGTGGAGGCGGCGTCGGCCACCGCCGATCTTGGGGACAAGGCGCGCAAGCACCTGAATTCCGAACTCAGCAAGGCAAAGCTGGACCTGGCCCTTCTGACCGGCGAGGCCAACAAGCCGGTCGATGAAACCATTGCCCGTGCCTTTGGGGCGACCCGTAACCTGATGGTCGCCGCGAACCTTGCCGGCGCGGCGTTCTGGACGCCGTTTGACCATGTGAATTCCGCGCTGGCCGCACGGATGGTGGGCCAATCGGCCAGCGGACCGTTCATGCAGTCCTTGAAGTCCATGTTCGGGCGCATGTCGCCCCAGGACGCGGCCGAGCTGGGTCTTTTGCTGGAGACCTGGACCGATGGCCTGTCGGCCCAGGCGCGACAGATGGGCGAGAACATCTGGGCGCCCGAGTTCAGCCGCCGGATCACCGGCTTTGTCTTCCGCGCCTCGCTGATGAACATGGTCACCGACCACAACCGGCGCGGCATCATGCATACCTTCGGGCTGGAGCTGGGGGCGGACGCGGGCAAAACCTTCGACCATCTCGACAGCCAGATGCAGACCTTCATGCGGGCCAATGACATCGGCCCGGCCGACTGGGATGCGATGCGCGCGCATCTGTACACCGACCGCGCCGGCGGGCGGAACATCAACGACAAGGTGTTCCTGACCCGCACGTCGCTGCCCGAAGACCAGGCCCGCGACATCGCCCTGCGGTGGGGCGCAATGGTCGAACAGCACGCCGACATGACGATGAACGTCAACAACCAGAGGGTGGCGACCGGGCTGCATGTCACGCCAGGCGATCTCGGGGGCGAGATCTCGAAAGGCTCGCTCCGCATGTTCAAAAGTTACAGCTTTAACTTCATCGCGAACCAGGCGCGGCGGATCGCCCAGATCCAGGGCGTGCCCAACAAGTACGCCTACGGGGTGGCCGTGCTCGGGATCACCACGATCACAGGCGCCGTCATGCTTTCCCTGGAGGACATTCGGGCGGGCCGGGACCCCAGGCCATGGGACAGCGGACCCTTCTGGTATGCGGCGTTCTTGAAAGGTGGCGGCCTCGGGATCATCGGCGACCTGTTCTTTGCCGACGCCAGCCGCGCGGGCGGCGGGCCGGTCGAGACACTGGCCGGCCCCATCGCCGGACTGGTCGGCCAGACCGTGCGCACCGGCCAGGCCGCGATCAGCGGCGACAATTTCGGGGGTGAAGCCGTGCGGCTGGCGCGCAGCGTTACGCCCGGCGCCAATTATCAGCCGCCTCTGCCCCTGCCCACGCGACTGGCCATCGAGCGGCTGTTCTGGGACCAGCTGCAACTTTGGCTGGACCCCGGCGCGCCCGAGCGGTTCCGCCGCGATGCCCGGCGCCGCCAGAAGGAGTTCGGCCAGGGCTACTTCTGGCGCAAGGGCGAGCTTGTGCCTGACCGCGCCCCCGACCTTTCCAACATCCTTGGAGGCACCCCGTGACGATCGACGCCGCCATTCCGCTGGCCACCTTCACGGTTTCGGGCACCGGGCCCTATCCGGTGAACTGGCCCTATGCCGCCGGAACGCTGGCGGTTTCGGTGCTGGCGCCGGCCGGATGGACCGACCTGAGCGCGTCGGTCTACACCGTTGCGCCCACCTCTTCGGACAGTACGGGCGCGGTGACGCTGGCGCCATCGGCCGCCGCCGAACACGCCGGGCGCCAGCTGACCATCCGGCGCGAGACCCCGCGCGAGCAGGGCTGGGAGGGCGTGGCCAACAGCCGCGAAAAGGGCATCGAGCGCGGGCTGGACCAGCAGGTGATGACCCTGCAGGAGCTGACCGCCTGGGCCGAGCGGTCGCTGCGCGTGATCGGCCAGGCGCAGCCGCCGCTGAGCCCGCCCGACGGCGCCATCATCATGTTCAAGGACGGCAAGTTTGTCGCCGGGCCGGACGTGGCCGCGATCCTGGCCGCTGCCATCCGGCCATCGACCGCCGGCGACACGTTCCCGTCCGACCCGAGGCACGGCTACTTGCACCACCTGACCGCCGGGCCGATCGGGATGTACCAGTTCTACCAGCCCTCCGATGCGGCCCCCGGCATCTGGATCGAGGTGACGGAAGGCAGCAGCGGCGACGGCGCCCTGCCGCCATTTGCCACGCGCGCCGACCTGGTGGCCTGGGCTGCCGTCTTCACGCCCGCCGTCGGCACGGTCCTATGGGCGGGCGGCTTTGCCTATCGCTATGTCGGGACGGCTGGCCTGCCGGGCTTGACCGGCTACACCTGGGCTGGCACCGCGCACCTGGAACATTGGGGCGTCACGACCTCTGCGGAGAAAACAGACGCCGTGGTGGACTACACGACGCAGGTGCAGGCCGCGGCAGATGCTGTCGAGGGCACGCTGATTTTCACGGGCTGGGTGAAGATCACTGACCAGATCGCAGTCAACAGCCGGTGCCGCCTGCATTGCCCGGAGGGGCGCGTGTATGGCGGCTTGGTCGTCGCCGCGGACTTCAACCTGTCGGCGGCCCGCGTCGTGGTGCCGGGTGACAGTTCGGTTGGCGGCGGGATCGGGGAGCTCGGCATCTATTGCGCCCAGAATGCGGCTGCGGCATCCGGCTTGCGAGCCGATTTGATCCAGTATCCGCCGGTCCTTCTAATGGAAGATGTGGCGCGCGTTCAAATCGACGCTCTGCGGATCGAACAGGCGTGGATCGGGCTGAAGATCGACGGCAACGCTGGCGGCCTGAAGGTCGGAACGTTGGAAATCGGGGCTTTCGGCGCGCCGTTCTATATCGACGGGCCGCTGGACTTCATCCACATCAATAATGTGCATTTGTGGCCATTCGGCGGTTCTTCGTCGGTCAACCTGACAGCCTTGCATGGCGACGGACACGCTCAGTCGCGCATCCTTCAGGCGGATGGCCTGCACATCGACAACCTATCGGTGTGGCAACAGATCGTCAGCTTCGAGGGGCCAGACGGCGGGAACATCATCCCCACCACGTTCGGCGTCGTCAAACTGGACGGAGACAACGCCCGCTGGGTCCACAAGACCGGCACGGCCCTCATTGGCCAGTTCTACTCCACGAAGTCAGTGAACCCGCTGGTGTCGTCCATCAGGGTGGAGGACGGCTTGCTTGTGCTCGGGCAGGGCACGGTTCGTGGCGGCGAGACGCCGCAGGTCAACGTTGTTGGCGGGACGCTGCTGTGGCTTGGCGGTGAGCTGAAAAACGTCTCGACCGATGAACCGAGCGTTACCGTCACGGCAGGCACATGCCTCATGCAGGCCGTCCGGCTGGACTGGTCGGGCACCCGCACCGTGCCTCTGATTGACCAAAGCGGCACCGGCCGGCTGATCCTGCGCGACCTGATCCCCGAAGTGACAGCGCCGGCGCAACCGCTGATCCGCTGCGCGACGGATGTTGATGGCGCCATGATCGACGCCCTGTCCCTGGCACCGCACACCATCGACCTGCCGACGATCTCGGGCGCGCCCAAGGGCACATATCTTTCGCGCAGCGCGACCGTCATGCGCATGCCCTCCTACGCGGACAACGCAGCCGCCGTCTCGGGCGGCCTGCCGATTGGCGCGCTTTACCGAACCGCAACTGGTGAAATGAGGATCGTTGTCTGATGGCTTTCGACTTTCCCTCCTCTCCGACCGACGGCCAGATCGTCACCTTCGGCAGCGTGCGCTACCGGTGGGTGGCCTCAGCTTCGGCCTGGACGCGGCGCATCGAAGAGGTCATGCGCACTCGACCGCAGCTGGTTGCCTGGCTGGCCGCCGGCGGCGTGCCCGAGGCCGGAAAGGTGTACTTCGCCGGCAACCAGGTGCTGATCGGCGCGCCGGGGTCGAGTGTTATCCCCGACCTGCCAGGCATGATCCCCGACCGGCTGGCCACCTACCCGGATCACTGGACGGTGAATGCCATCCCCGGCACCACCGACATGGCGCCCGCCGCGCAGGCGGCCACCAACTGGCTGGCCAGCGTCGGCGGCGGCATCCTGCATTTCGGGCGGGCGATCTATGCCTTTGGCTCTTCGGTCACCGGGCTGGACCAGGTGCCGTGGGAGGGGCTGAGCCGCGAGCTGACCGGCATCTTCCGCCGCCATTCCGGCTCGACCTATGTGCAGGTCGGCGGCGAGTGCAAGATCACCGGGATCGAGTTCACCCACGCCACCTACATCCCGCAAGCCACCAACCTGGACGTGCTGGACGATCGGCTGACCAACACGGCAGCCCACATCGACCTGACCGGATGCCGGCAGGTGACGATCGAGGCGAACCGGCTGGAGCGGATGCCCTACCTGATCAAGCTGGACGGCTGCGACAACGTCGAGATCGTCCGCAACGAGATGATGGGGACCTGGCACCCGACCAACCCGGCCATGCAGGAAACCGTCGCCTCGGTCTGGCTGGGCGGCGCGCGCACCGATTACCAGCAGATCGTGCGGATGACGGGCAACCGCTGCACCGGGACCGTCGGGCCGAAGGTGGACACCACCTACAACGATGGGACCGAAGACCGCATCCGCGCGCAGGAGGAAGGCAACTGGGGCCCGAAGCACCATGTGCTGGGCAACAATTTCGAAATGCTGACCCTGACGCAAAACTACTTCAACCGCGCCTCGGTCAGCCTGATCGAGGTGGACCAGCTGAACGACTGGCCGACCTATGGCCTGCGCGCGACCGCCAACGAGTTCGACGCCGGCAGCTGCAACACCATCGCCGGTCAGAATGTCCAGGTTGTGATCCGCAACCGCATCGCCAGCCGGCAAATCCGCCAGATCACGTTCAGCTCCAATCTCTTCGTCGGCGGCTCGAAAGGCGTGCACGCCATCCTGATCGATGACCGCGCCGATGCGCCGGGCGATCCCACGGCCTTCGGTGTCATCATCTCGAACAACCAGATGCTGGGCTATATCGGCACGCCCATCCTGCTGGACGGCGTGAAGGGCTTTTCGATCACCGGCAATGTCATCACCGGCTACAACTGGCTGGACTTCGGCAACAACAACCCGGACTACGTCTCGGGGATCCGGGTGTCGGCCGCCTGCAGCAAGGGCCGGATCAGCGGCAACACGATCGGCGGTGGGTCCACGAACTTCGGCAACGCGGCGTCCAAGGGGTTCAACGGCGTCTGGCTGGCCAACCCGGACGATGCGTCGGTCCACTGCAGCGACAACACCTGGGGCGACCTGAACGCCGGCGGGATGCAGACGAACTGGAACTACAACCGGAACGTCTCCACGGCCAATGGCTACTACCGCAAGACCCCGGACGGTCATCTGGTCTGCTGGAACAATGCGCTCAGCCTGGGCTACCTGTCGGGCGTCGTGCTGGGGACACTCTGGACCTATCCCCACACGTTCGTGGAAAACCCGGTCATCAGTTGCCAGCCAAGCCATGTGGACCTGGCCGCCATCAGCAAGACCGATGGCGTCGGGCCGGTCATGAACGCGGCCACCACGATTGCCGGCGTGCAGATCAGGCTGCCCAAGATCGCGGCGGCCGCGACCTTTTCCGTGGGCCAGTCAGTCGGCTCCACCATCCGCGCGGAAGGGCGGTGGGCGGCATGATCGACGGGCATGAACAGGGGCTGGTCGAGGGCCTGCAGCGCATCATCGGCGGCGGCGCCACTTCGGTGCTGGCCGGCGTGGCGGGGCGGCTGATGTGGCACGCAGGCGAGGTTCGCGCAAAGCGGCGCCCGGTGTTCACCTGGTCGCTGCTCTGGGAGCTGCCGCTGGCCTTCGGCATGGCGCTGATCGGAGACGGGCTGGGCGATTACCTCAGCCTGTCCGACACGGCCACGGTCGGCGTCATCGCCGCCCTGTCCTATCTCGGGCCACGCGGTGCCGGGGCGCTGCTGGAACGCTGGCTGGCGAGGGGTAGATGACCCTTGCCGATTGGCTTTCCCACTTCTTCGGGCCGCGCCGCGCGGCCCCTTCACGCACTTCAACCACAGGACCGACCATGATCCCGATCGACTTCAAGGGCCGCGCGAAGCGGCTGGACGCCTGGGACTTCGGCCGCCTCGGCCGGCTGTTGCTTCTGGGCGAAGACGAGCTGCGCGCGGTGGTGGAGGTCGAATGCTCGGGCAGCGGCTTTGACGCGCAGGGCCGGCCCAAGATGCTGTTCGAACCGCATGTCTTCTGGCGCGAGCTGGGCGAGGCCAAGCGCAAGCTGGCCGAGACGCAGGGCCTGGCCTATCCGCGGTGGGGCACCAAGCCCTATCCGGCCGACAGCTACCCGCGGCTGGAGCGCGCCATCAAGATCGACCGACCGGCCGCCCTGCGCGCCGCCAGCTGGGGGCTGGGCCAGATCCTGGGGGCCAACCACAAGGCCGCGGGCTATGCCTCGGCCGAGGCGATGGTGGCGGCCTTCTGCGAAGACGAGGAGGTGCACCTTGAGGCGATGGTGCGCTTCATCCTGTCGGAGCACCTGGACGACGAGCTGCGCCGGCATGACTGGTCGGCCTTCGCGCGCGGCTACAACGGCCCGAAATATGCCGCCCATGGCTACCACACGCGGCTGGCGGCGGCCCATGCCAAATGGGCCAAGCGGCCTGACACACCCGTGCCGGCGGGCGCCTCGTGAGGCGGCGCAGCAACGCGCCCCAGCCCTTTGCGGGCTATGGCCAGGCCGACCTGCCCGCGCGGCTGGCCGGCATGGCCACCGTGGACGACTTGCCCCTGGCCGGCGCTGCCACGCTGACCCTGCCCACGGCGCGGCTGGAGCATGTCGAGACCGTCGCGGCGCCCGGCGTCACCGCTGGCCGCGTGGCCCTGGCCCTGCCGGCGCCCGGCACGGATGCCGACGAGAACGTGGCCGAGATGCTGGACCTGCGCCTGATGACCGCCGCCGCCGGCGCCGACGCGATCACCGTGACGGCGATCTTTGACGTGCCCACCTCGGGCCCCGTGCCCATCCTCTGGAGTGTGACCTGATGGCCAAGCTGTCCACGGACCTGTCGCCCGGCACCCTGCACCCGCGCGAGGCGCTGTTTGTCCAGGGCAACCTGGGCGCCGTCAATGCCGAGATCGTCGTGGATTGCGACGGATCGGGCGTGGTGACGCTGGACCTGCGCGGCACGTTCAGCCTGACCGTGGAGGTGGCGGGCACGGTGGACGGGGTGAACTGGACCCCGATCCCCGTGCGACCGCTGAACGTGGCCTCGAAGCTGTATGTCGCGGCCGTGGCGGGAACGACGCAGGGTGTCTGGGCGGGCAATTGCGCCGGCTTCCGCCAGGTGCGCGCCCGTGCGACGGCCTGGACCTCTGGCGCGGCCGTAGCCACGCTGGCTGCCAACGCCCTGCCCTTCTCGGACCTGTTCGAGGGGCTGTGCACCGCCTCGCTCGGAACCGCCGTCGGCGCCGCTGGTGCCGCCGTGACGCTGACCCTGGCCGCGCCGGGCGCAGGCTTGCGTCACTATCTGACCTACCTGTCCATCAACCGCTTCGCCGCGGCTCTGCTGACGGCGTCTTCGACGCCCGTGACGGTGACGACGACCAACCTGCCCGGCAGCCTGGCCTTCACCTTCGCGGCCGACGCGCTGGCCCTGGGCGCGATCGACCGCTGGCGCGAGGACTTTGCCTATCCGCTGGCGGCATCGGCCCAGAACACCGCCACCACCATCGTCTGCCCGGCCACCACCAACGTGATCTGGCGGGTCACCGCCGGCTTCTATGTCGCCCCCTGAGAGGATCTGCCCATGAACCTGCACACGCTTTGGAACCTGCTGTCCCCCTACCTGGTCGAGCTGCTGGCCGGCCTGATCACCATTTTCATCGCCCAGGTGTCGCTGGCCGTTCGGCGCCGAACGGGGCTGGAGATCGAGGGCGCCCTGCGCCAGGCGCTACACCAGGCGCTTCAGACCGGCGCGACGGCCGCCGCCGCCGAAGGGCTGACCGGCACGGCCGCGATCGAGGCCACGATCAACCACGCCAAGGCTTCGGTCCCCGACGCGATCCGCAAGCTCGCCCCGTCGCCCGAGGTGCTGGCCAACATCGCCGTTGCCAAGCTGCAGGCGATCCTCGCCCGCTAG